TCATTAGCAAAAGGGAATGTTGCATATATTTACAGGACGTTACGGCTTGTGACGAATTGTGACGTCGTTTTTCATTTCAAATATTTTTGTAATGCGCCGCTCGAGGGGAGCCCATGAGAACTTAAGTGGATCGTACCAGGAACTAGGGGGGTGGTTTGAAGTCATGAAAACCCGCCGGCCCACAAAGTTGACAGATCCGCCTTTTGTCTCAACCCGAAGTGGGTACCGGTCAAGCAGCTGTAGCAGGAAGCTATAGCGCAGCCATCCGTAGAATTCATCGATGATGATGTCGGATTCGCCGTTGTAGCCGTCCCACCAACCAGTGCCAGATGCTGATTGTTGAGGTGGCAGAAGGTACGCTTCAGGGGCGGATTGCCAGGCGGCTGATGTCTTGCCGGTCCCAGTGGGACCATATATGACGATGATCTCCATTGGCCAATTGCGTCTTCCCTGATGTAGCAATTGCCATTGTTGGATGGACCGGTGGTACTTGAGGAACTCCGGGAAATGTTCGTCGGAGATCGTAAGGAGAGAGGACCCCTCGCTAAGGCTGCGGTGTAGGCTATCAAGATCCGATCTGGATCCTGATCCTTTGATCCATTCACCAATCTCCCATGGGCCCTCAATGCGAGTTTCCTCTTTAGACGCATAAGCCCGAGCATCATCACGGCTTCCCCTTCTTGGTTCGACATGCGCTGTCGGCGCACGAAGTAACTCTTTCGCTTGGCGGATACGGACCGGACGTCGGAATTCCGCATAGCCTTGAAGGTGTAACCGATTAGACTCGGGGCACCGTTCTTGTTGCCAGATTGCATAACGAATTCTTTCGTCGTGGGGTGGATTCACTAGGAATCGATCGGGTCTTTCAGTAGCTTGCTCGCCGAACACGGTAAATACCCAGTGCCGCTGACTCATCTCAACGACAATGCCTCGAGGATCCCGTACCTATAAGAAGAAGCGGTCGCGCAGTAGCCGTCGCACTTATGGGTCGCGGCGCAAAATGATCCGTCGTGCTGGCAGACGCCCTAGCAGACGCCTCATATCTACCAAGTATCCGTGGCCACAAGTTGCACATGCGACTGTGAATTATAGCGGCCATGATTTGGTGCCATTTACGGCAGCTAAAACCGGTGGGTTCATTGAGTTTCGTATGAACTCTTTGGCGGACCCCCGTGTGGCAGTTACCGGTGATTATGGTCCAAGTGGTGTTCCTGAGTGGGCGAAGTTATATTCCCGCTATACTGTATTGGGCGCCAAAGTAACGTTCACGGCTTGGCCCCAACTCGTCAACGATAGCTCCGAATTTGAGGGCTATTACTACATCAAGTGGCTCGGTTCCAACGAAACGGTGGACCCTGATTTGACCATCAGTGGTGCATCTACTGTCAAGTGTGGTGCTGATGCTGTACTGCGTCAAGGCAACATCCGTTATACTCGGGTTAACGGTAGTTACTATACTGGCAAGCGTCCTTTTACTATCCAAAGTTATCGGACTGTCAGTTCAGTGGAGGGAGCCCCCAAGAAGAAGATTCGCGATGAGGCGGATTATTCGGGCGCTCTCAATACTAATGGCACTGGCACTGACCCTTCCATTGTGCCTCGCTTTATCTGTGGCTATGCGGTGATGGAGGATCCTACTGGTTCTCCTGTCCCTACTGTTAAGTTCCAGTATTCGTGTAAGTACTATGTGCGGTTCTGGACACCGCGCTATCCGACGTCCGTTGTGCACTCTACATAAATTGTCCCTTAAATACGAACTGCACTAGCGATTTTACGTGGGGTTTAGGGGCCCCCGCGTCGAGCGGGGGAAATCCCCACCACAGAGCTCCGACCGGAGGGAGGTGCGTATTACGAACAAATATATCCCCCTCGGGTGATACAAGGTTGGGGTCAGTATTACCCCCAACCTCGTAACGCGTAACAGTGAACATATGGGACTTTCATTAGCAAAAGGGAATGTTGCATATATTTACAGGACGTTACGGCTTGTGACGAATTGTGACGTCGTTTTTCATTTCAAATATTTTTGTAATGC